GGTTGTTGTTGTGAATTTTTCACATTACTACCAATTTTTGACTGGTTCGCTTGAACCGCTTCGACAAGTTTTTCGTCTGAAATATTGTGAACTGGTTTCTTGAAGAAAATCAATTCATAATCATTTTCAAATTTTGTCCTTTGTGCTTTTGAAAGCGGAAATTTAATTTCTTTTGACATAATTATAAAATTTAAAGGTTGTTTGAAATTTGTTCAAAATTATAAAATTTTTTTGTAATAAAATAAAATCACATAAAAGGTCTAAAATTCTATTTTATATTAAAATATCTTGTCCCATTTTTTATTCCTTGAATTACAGAATGGTGTACATTGTAAATTTCACCTAATTTTCTTGATGATAAATTACTATTCCTTATTTTTCTGACTTGAACTTCTGAAAGTTTAGACTTTTTATTTTCCGTTCCTACATTTGCTTTTGGTGGCTTTGAAAGTCCTATTTTATGTGCGTGTTTTACATTTTCCGAAGAACTAATAAATTCTAAATTTTTATAATGATTATTATTTTTATTACCGTCGATATGATTAACAGTTAAATTTGAATTACCTTCAATAAAAGTCATTGCAACAATTCTATGGACTGAAATCACTTTCACTTTTCCTTCTTTTGATAATGAAACCCTAAAATACCCATACTTATCACGTCTTTGTGCTTTTTCTTTTCTTTCAAATTTCCTAACACACTTTTTATTCTTTCCGCTAACAACTATTCTTTCAACTGAAAAAACATTCCCGTTTTCATTTACTTCGTAAAGTCCTTCATATCCTTTAACTTGTTTTGTTTCCATCTTTTTTTAACAAATATAGACAACCTATATCAATTTTTGATAAATTCATCTACATTTTTACCCATAGCCTTTGCCATTGCCGTCGAAATCCAATTTAAATGGTCAATACACCCATAACCTCCCAAATCTGTTATCGGGTTGTAATTCGGCGGTTTTGCTTCTTTTGGATTGAATTTTTTAATTTCTGAAATATGAAAAATTTTTCCTTTTTTTTCTTTACAAAACTCTCGTGACGTTGGTAAAACATGACCTTCATAAATTGCGAATACGAAGCCTAAATCGTTACGAATTACGTCCGACGTTGCACGGTCTATTTGTGAATAAAGGTCGAAAGCAAAATTTCGGTGGTGTTTTTCTAAAGCCCCCATCGTGTTTTGGTTTCCGTCAATCAAAGTTTTGATTTGCTTCTTTGCGTCCTCGAAACCTTCTTGACCGATAACGATTTTCATTGCTTGATTTTTCAAAGCGATTTTCGCTGGGTCGTTCGACACAAGTTTGTCAAGATAACCGTTCGGTTCAACGATGTCGCCTTTAATACCAAGCCAAACCTTCATAAAATCTTTGACCTTCGGAATTATCGGAAGCGTTCGGGCTTGACCGTCTAATGCTGAAAAATATTTTTGATTGAAATTGATAATTGAACCGACGCTTTGAAGCAAAAGTCCGACCGTGTCCCGTGCTTCTTTTTTTTGGTATTCTTTGAAAATATCGTCAAATTGAATTAAAAGATTTCGATTTCGGTCGTTGTTTTTCACGTTCCCGTTTTCGTCCTTTTCTAATTTATCCACGAATTTTTCAAGAACTTTTTCAAGAAGTTTTTTTTGATTGTCCTTGACTTGCTTATCCATTGACGACATAAGTGAATCAATTAAATTGCTTCGCTTATCCGAAAATATTTTCAATTCTTTTTTATTCATTACAATTCAGTTACAATAAAAAATCCCATAGACAAGGTAACTGGCGACGTTTCGACCTCCGAACCCCATTTAACAACCAAATTTCCGCTTGTGCTACAAACGAACACACCTTCCATTTGTAAATAATGAGGTGTATTAATAGCAGAAACTCCCGTCGTCGTCAATGTACTTCCTAAATTACGACTTAATTCAGTCGCAACGGCTGACGACGAAATCGCCCCACGCATTGAACCAATAAAAACACCAGCCGCCCCACTTACAGTACACGCAATACTTCCGCCAGTCGTCGTCACACCCGAAGTATAACTTCCGTAAAACTCAATTTTATAATTTTTATTCGCTTCAACGGCGGTCGTTAATTCAGGAACAACAACACCAGCGACGGTACTAACAACCAACGGCGTTTCTATTTTTTTAACAGTTGGCAAAAACAAACCATCGACCTTATTTTTTTCTACAATTGAAAAATTAAAATCCGAAAGAACCTTCGTCCCGTCTTTGTCAACTTTATTATTAATCGCATTCACTAAAGCCGTATCGTTATAATTTGAAAGCCCTTCAAGTTTCGCTTTTAAAATTGAAGTAAAATCATTTTCCGAAAGCCCCTTACCTGCAACCTTATCGACTTTATTCCCGACGACGGTCGTAAGCGAATCAATCAAACTTTTTAAGAATCTTCCTTGATTTGCCGATAAAGGAACATCGGTCAAAATACTTGTCAAGTTATCAACTACGGAAGCAATGTTCAATTTCTGATTAAACATATCAACAATGTTCGCCCCTTCGGGTGCATTCTGAAACACCGCCAACACTTCGGAAATAGTATTGACAACCGTGTCAACGTCGGCGGTCGTCATTTGTTCTTTCCACGTTTTTATTGTAGTAACAATCCCGTTTAGTTCGGTTATCGTTTGCGAAAGATTTGCGTCGGCGTTTTGCCTTGCAATAACTTCGTTTTGAATCGCTGTCGTGTTTGACGAAATCGCTAAATCTTGCGAAGCGTTCTTCGTTGAAGCGTCCGAAGCCCTGTAAACATCTAAAGCGTTTTGCCAACTAACAACGGCTATATTTGAAGCGTCCTTCTTTGCATAATCTGAAAGGTCGGGCGGATTTCCGCCTTCGCCAATTACTAACGGGGAAATAACAATATCAACGTCGATTTTTATTTCCTTCAATTCGACTACAAATTCAAAACTTCTTTCTTCTTCACAACTACAACCGCAATTGTTTCGATTTTCTATTGATAAATTTTCAATGCAAAAAGTATGTCGAATAACTTCGCCACTTACTTCAATATCCATCACATAAGTAATTGAATATTTTCCGACTTCTAAATTCAAGGATTGAACATCTAATTTAAAAATATCGGCTTCGGCTGTCAACTCAATCGTTCTTTTTTGTGCTTCATCATTTTTCTGAATTAAAGCCATTACGACTTGCGGTTCTTGATTAAACAAAAATATTCGTGGGAAAATAGTGTCCCCGAATATTTCGCACGTTTTAATTTTTTTTATACAACTCATTTGTTTTTATTTATTCGGTTTCTTTTCTTTCTTCTTCCGTTTCTTCTTCATCTTTCGGCGGTTCATTGTTCGTTTCAGTTCCGAAGTCTATTCGTAAAGGTTCGTTTTGTTGTTTGATTTCTTCAAGATACGGTTCAACAAATTTATTCAAATTTTCCCATTGCAAATTATAATTCAATTTATAAAAATTTGGTTCGGCTTTTTCAATGTCCGTGAAAATCGCTTCAAAGTTTGCGTAAAGAACCTTTGTAAAATTTGACACATACGGCGAAGCCATCAAGAATTGAATTTCGGTTTCAGTTTTTCCCGAAAACGGAAAGAACTTGTGGCGTGTGAAATGCTTTTCCCTTCCAAGTTCGTCGCCTTCATAAACTTGATTTGCGATTTCTTCAAGAATTGCGTCACGGAAGTATGAAGGTGCTTCGCTTTCGTTTGCAAGTTTAAGTTCCGCCATCAATACTGCAACGGTTTTTATTTCAAGGTCGGTCGGGAATATATGAATAAGTTCAAAATCCGTCAAGAAACCCGAAAGGCGAACAAATACTTTGACCGCCGTTTTCCAAACTTCCGAAAACTTTTCCGTATAAGGAAAAAGCGTGTCGAAAATTCCTTGTGTGTTCGTGTTCACTTCGGTCGCCGTTTTTGCGAATTGTGGGTCTTCTGCAAGGAACATATTTGAATTATAAACGGACAAGTGGGCGTCCTTCTTCAAATTGCGAACATATTCGTCTTGAAATTTAATCAAGTCGATGGGCGGTTGTTTATACACAAGAATTTTATCAAGGTCAAACATTTCTTCGGGCGTATCGGGCAAAGGAAAATAAATTGCGTCTTGTCCCGAAGTATGAATTTGAAGTCCGCTTCCCTTACATTCCGAACATACCGTTTGAGTTCCCGAAACCATTCCGTTATTACATTTTTTTGTCCCTTTGCCTTTGCACTTCGTCACATACTGCAATTTTTGTGGGAATGTGTGAAGCGTGATTGACAAGTCAAGTTCCGACACCGCTTTCAATGCTTTTCGGAAATACGGCATTGCACTTTCAAACGGGTTCACAAATGTTCTTCCGTCGGTCGCCGTGTCACGAATGTAACCAACACGAAACGCTGGAATGAAGTCAAGATTTGTTTCGTTGTATGTCGCAATAAAATGAATTTCATTTTCAACGAAAGTCACTTGTCTTGTTTCGTCAATGACAATTCCTTTCGCTTCAAAATACTTCGGACAATATTCAACAACCTTCAAAGAACTTCCGATTTCGTAAAGTGTGAAAGCGTCCACGACCTTTTCTTTTTCCGCCCCGTCTTTGTCAAGATAAATGATTGTTTCCGATTGTCGTGTGAACAATTCATTTAATACGCCGTGTTTGTAAATGTAATCATAAGCGTCAATCGAATTGACTTCATACGGATAAGGTTCAAGCGGAACATTTTCGGGCTTTGCTTCCCATTCAATCACAACGAAGGCGTTCGGGTCTGTGAAGGTTAATTCAATGAAGCGATTTTTTAACCAAAAATCAAGACCTTTCGTGTTCAATTCGTTCGTTCCGTAGAAACCCGAAATCATTTTTTGAACGATTTCTTCACGGGTCTTGTCGCCTTTCAATGTGAATTTTTTCTTCACGTTCTTATTTCTTGCAACCTTATAAAACGGCTTTTGAAGCGAAGAAGCGACACTTTGCGAAATTGAATTTGTCAATCGCTTTCGTTGTTCAAACATTTCTTCGTCTTCACGTTTTGCAAACCGCTTCAAATAGTCATCAATACCAACGCCCGAAACGTGGGCTTTGTATTCCTTCGCCAAATCGACCGTTCTTTTATAATCGGCGTGTTTTTTATTTGACGATTTCTTCTTTTTGAACTTTGTTAGTTTTTCCGTGAAATCCATTTATTAAAAATTTTCTTCAAATTTAATTCAAATTTTAATCTTTTAACCATTCCCGACACAATTCGCAAATAAAATATTCCAAAGCGTCCGACGTGTGTCCTATTTTCTCAAATGATTTGCCCGTGTGTGGGTCGGTTTCTTTTTCCTTGTGCTTTGTTCCGTCGGGTGCTTTTTTCAAGAACATCAAGTCCCGAATAAGTTCTTCACATTCTTCGGCGATATAAAGTTCAATGTTTGGAATTTTCCCAGCGAAAAGTTTATTCATAAATTTTCGACGAAGTTTGACCGAAATGTTCGACTTCTTCGCCTTCATTTCCGTTGCATAATTCGCAAACGCTTCTTCAATAAGTTTGAAATTCGTTGTCGCTCCAAGTCCAGCGATACGACTTCGACCCGTAGCGTCGCCGTAAATATTAATGTCGCCCGACGCTTCATTCACTTCAAGCCAGTCAATGAAAGAACGACAAGCCCCGTCGGTGTCGCCGTCACGGTCAAGAAATTCTTTTTGAATAAATATTCGCATAACTTCAAGCGGTGCAAATCCTTCGTCGCCGACATCAAGAAAGTCTTTTTTCTCTCCAGTTTTTTCGTTGTAAAATTTGACGATGTAATCAGTTTGACCAACAAGAAGCGTCGTATAAGGCGAAGCGTTGAAGTCAAAAGAAGCGTTGAACGTTCCTTCAAAGTTGAACGGAACACGTTCGACAACCGTGTTTCGTTTCTGAAATTCGTTGAAAAATTCCGAACCAGTCTTCGCAAAAGGATTTCCGTCAATGAAAAGCGATTGTTCTTCGCCCGTCATACGGCTTTTTTGTTCTTCAATGTAGTTCGGTTTCAAGTTTCGTTCGTTCCAGTATGTTTGATAAATCGTGACACTTCGCCCGTTGTATTCACGATGATAAAACTTGAACGGGTCGGAAAGCGTTTCGGCGATTTCCTTTTCAAACGGCTTCAATTCAAACAAATCAAGTATCCATTCAATATCGCCCAAAGACGGCGACGTGTGAACATAACACGGGTTAAATGCTTCAAGACCTTTTTCAAGTGCTTCTTCGGGTGTCAATTTATCGTCGAAGAAATACGGCTTCCCTTGTTGTTTTGGTGCAACCCAAATTCCGTATTGTCGAAGACGTGCCAAAATTACCGTTGTCAATGCTTCTTTTTTCGTGTCTTTCGTTTCGTCAAGGTGTGCCCATCCAAATTCTTTCCCGTCGTGTGCTAAATAATTTTTAAGCGACCCCGTGAAAATCAATGTTCCGTTTTGGAAACATATCGTCCCACGATAGTCGTCAAGGATTTCATATTGTCGAAAATGTTCGGGCGGTTTCGTGTTCACGGTATAAACGCCGTCGGGGTTGCTTTTGCTCCACTTCGTCCATCCTGCAATGTCCTTCCAATATTTAAAGCAATTTTTTAACGTCGATTGTGATAATTGTTTGTGAGTGTTCGCACCAATGAAACCAATCGCACGTGGAATGGAACGAACTTTTTCAATGACGTCAATCGAAATGTTCAAAGTTTTTCCCGAACCTTGACCAGCCATGTCAAGAACAAGCGAAGCCCGTGAAGTTTTCACGGACAACTGGGGGCGACTTAATTTGACTTTGACTTCATTCATTATTTGCAAAGATATTAAAAAACCATGTTAGATTTTCTAACACGGACACCGTGTTCGATTTTCAAACACGGTAAAATAAAAAACCGTGTTTGATTTTCGCACAC